GGGATTTTAATAGAGTGAGCAGAAACAGAAACACCGCTGCGCTGATATTCTTCAGCAGCAATAGCATTAAACTCACCTTCAACGCCATCGCGACGGCCAGAGATAGCCATTTCCATAGCACGTTTGAAGCTGTACTGATCCTTCATCTTAGATTTTTCTTTCTCTTCTGAACGGCTTAGGCTGTTTCCAGCAGCTTGTGCAGCCAAGTTCTGAAGCTTGTCTAACTTCTCTACTTCGTTAGCAATAGATGACAAACGCGCTTCGATGTCGTTCAATCTGTTGGTTTCTAATTCGCTCATGCTGCGAGCTTCGCGCTCGATAACAGTTTGCAAGCCGGCTAACTCGTCTAACAAGTGGCCGCGCTCTTCTTTAAGTGCCTTAATATTTTTCATGTATTAATAATTTTTATATCTGATTGCAATCAATTTAATAATATCAGCGTCGGCCTTCGATTGCTCGGCCGCGTCAATTTCGCGTTGTTCGTCGCGCATCTTTAAAATGCTGCGAGCGTCTGCTTCGGTGTCTTCATACGCTGGGTAAGTAACTGGGCTAACGTCGTATAAATCCTCAATAACGTTAACAATGCGTTTCCCCATGCTGCCGTATTTCTCGGATTCTGTCCAAACCTGCTCACGGATAGTAAACGCGAAAGACGACTGCGTAATATCGCCGCGCATAATGCTGCGCACCACGCTAACGTGCGTCGGGTTCTCATAATCTGGAATCCAAGTGTACTCTAAATTTCCGTCGCCGTTAACAAACACCTTGCAAGTGTTCGCCTTAGTGCGGCCTAATATTAGTTCGCTTTCGTGGTTAAATAGGCAGCGAATGTCGTATTCTTTGCCCAAGGCGTAATCAAACGCGCCCGGTGCTATTACTTCCTCAAAGTAACCCAAATCCGTTGCGCTGTTTACTACGGCAGCAATGCCGCCCAACTGCGTTGGCATGCCTTCACCTTCGGCGCGGTAATTTATTGTCCCTGTTATGGTGCGTTTCTCTCTCATTACGCTTGCGTATTATTGTTATTTCCTGTCGGGTTGTTGTTATTCAATGCCTTGTTAGTTAAGTTAATTATCTTAGCGTCCATGTATGCGCCCATATGCTCCGCTGGGATTAGATTAGATTCAACCATGTAACCAGCGCCTTCGCCGTAGCCATTCATATCTTCAAACATTCGTGCTTCGTTTGGTGACAACCAGCCGCCGCGTATGCCTTTATTGTAAAAATCTGCGCGATCGTTTGCCGTTGCTCTCAATAACGAATTAAAGTTAAATTTAAAATAGTCCGTTTGTTTGTCTTGCTCCGTCAACAGCTTGCGCCCCATCTCTTGCTCAATGTTAATCGCGTATGCCAACAACGTGCGAGCATAAAAATCCTGAAATTCCTGTTCAACGCTTGATTTAATACCTCCTTCGCTTGCTCCTATCATGGAAGCAGGAACGCCGAACATCCGCGCAATTTCCTGCGCTGAAAATTTCCGCTGTTCAATATACTGCGCTTCCTCTGGGCTTAGACTTAATTTCTCCATCTTAATACCATTGGGCAACACCGTGCTGCGCGCTTGGCCTTGGATAACATCGTCCAAACTATTTTTTAAATTCGCCGCTTGCTCTGGCTTAATTACTGCGTCGCTTGTTAACAGAAATTTCAAAACTCCGTTTTTGTATACACCTGCGCTGCTGCTAATGGCCGCCAAATCAATGCCCAAACTTTCGGCGTGAACTTGTATAGGATTCTTTCCCTTCAATGGGTTATCAGTACATAGCCCTTTAAAATGCAGCATGTCTGTAGACGGAACCATCGGCGGGTAACCTTTCATAGTTACTCGGTAAAACAACTGGCCGTTTTCAATTATCGGATCTACATATTCGCTGCGTATTGGGTGCAACTCGTAAGCAATAAAACGCGCGTCGCGATTAATGAATGCGTATGCGTTGCCCTTTAAAACCAACTGCCCCACCATGTATTTGATGAAATCAAACTTGGTTTGGTAGCTGTTAGGATCGTTCAATAACGCCGCCGCGTAATTATTAGTTATCTGCGTCTTATTTGCTCCGTCGTCCTTGTATAACTTCAAGCTCAAACCTGCTATGCCGTCGCTTATAACTCTTACGCATGCGTGAACGCTGCTAATAGATAACGCTGTATTTTCGTTAACAGCCGCGCCCGACTTGGTTTGAATACCAAATATATTCGATAGCGTATTGACTAACCAGTCAGGCGGCGCTGATAGGCTGCTACGTTTCTCTGTCTTAGATGGCCAAAGCCGAAATTGCATAATACAAATTAAATATTAAATTACTTACATGACGTTAACAACGTCTATTTATTTTCATCCATCGGCACAGCACCACGCGAAACGTTGCATAGTTAGTGTATCTATTCCGCCCAATGGCGTTTTTATATTCTGCCTCCAATGCTTCCCAAGCTTTCTCGTATGTTGGATGCAATGGCAACAGCTCATAATATCGCTTAATGTATTCGTCGATATATATAAGCTCTAACCTCATATTTTCACAAACCAAAAATCTTGCGTTTCATTTTTTGCCGCCTCAATCATGCAACCACCCAACGCCATGATAATCGAAACCACGCCATCGACCTTATCCCCCGACTTAGCTTTGTTTACTTTCACGTTGCCCGCGGGATCGTATTGCAATAGCACGTTGCCCAACATCCACCGCGTTACCGGGTTGCCGTCATGGCTTAAATCTTTATTCATAACCTTTCGCTCAAGTTCCTTCGTCGGCGCGCTCATGCTAACAAAACCCTGACCGAAAGGAAACATCGGCAAGCCTTCGTTCTGCAACTCAATAACCAACTGCGACGCGTTGAACCGGTCAAAGCTAATATCCTGTATCTCGTAATCTTCCGCAAGCTCCATAATATGCCGTTTAATAAATCCGTAATCAGTTACGTTCCCATCAGTTACCACGATATGCCCATCCCTCACCCACTGCTGATATGATTGGCCTACATTATCCGTCCGTTTCTTAATCGCGGCCTCTGGTAAATAATACCACGTTCTTACGGCGTTGTGCTCGGGGAACCATAAACTAAACGCGCAGAAATCCGACGTACTCGCCAAATCTAACCCGCCATAGCAGCGCTGGCCTAATAAATCCAACTGTTGCTCGCATGCCGCCCAGTCCTTATCGCTAATCCAAGTTTGCGCGGTGTCAGTCCACACGTTAAGCAGCTTCGTTTTAAATTCGACTTCCTTATGTACAAACTCCCGCGCCTCGTTTACTGCTTGCTCCAACTGCCTTGGATAAACACTAACCCCCCAATTTGGATTTGCCTTCGCCCATACTTTCCTGTCTGTCCAATCGTCGCCGCTGTCAAGGCTGTATATTATCGTGAACAGGCCATCGTCTTGAATCGCGCCGTTTAACACGTTCCCGCAATACTGCCGGTGTCGGTAGCATGGCGATTCGCGGTTGAATCCTGCCGTCGTTATCGTGAACAGCAACGGCTGCCTGCGTGCGCCCATACTGTTGCGTATTACGTTATATAAATCGTCGCTTGGGTGAGCGTGATATTCATCAATACACGCGAAGTGAGTATTTAAACCGTCCTGTTTATTCGGGTTCCATTCCAATGGTTTGTACAGATTCTGCCCGTATAAAATCCGCCGATTGTTAACGCTGTTGTTTACGACAACCTCACCCTGCAGAAAATCTACGTTCTGACAAACTCGCACCGATTCGCCGAATACCATCATAGCCTGATCTAACTTAGTAGCTGCGCTATACACCTGCGCCGCTGGTTCGCCGTCGGCCAATAATCCGTATAACATCAGCGCGCTGCTAAACGTCGACTTCCCGTTCTTCCGCGGTACCTCAACGTAAGCCCGCGTAAATCTACGCGTACCATCGTCGTTTACAAACCCAAACAGATTGGCCACAATGAAATACTGCCAAGCTTCAAGAATAAACTTACGGCCTGCATGCTCGCCAGTCGTATGCTCCAACTCTTGGATAAACGTTACGGCATGATCAACATTTGACTGCTCAAACTGCCAACTGTTAAGGTCGCGCAGAAACCGCTCGCACGCATTGCGCACAAGTTGACCGGCTACAATCTCGCCGCTTATTACTTTTTGCGCGTATGCTTTGGCTTGCTCCATTTTACCACCACGTCGGTGCTGTCTTGGTCGGTGCTAACGGTAACCGTGATATTTTTTAAATACCGCTCCGCAAGCTGCGCCAGATATTTATTTCGGTAAACGTGTGGAGCTTCTGAAGGCTTGCCCCATTTATCAACGGCCGCGCCGTCAATTGTTAGTATGTAACCGGTAGCGGTTTTTGTGATTTCAAAGTTTTTCATGATATTTTCTTTTTAAGTAATTCTAATTTGCTTGCCGGTGCTGCCTGCGCAGGAATCCGAGCGCGTGCGCTTGGTGTGATTCCGAACATGCCGCCCACGTTACACGCCGTTTTTAAACTTTTTTCCATGACATCAAACCAAGGATTTATTTTTAAACCCGCCTGCCCATCAATTACCATCCCCATTGCCTCAACTTGTTCCTGCGCTTCGTAATATCGGCTCATGGCTTTTGCGTAAGCTTCAACCAAGTTTAAATCGACCTCGGCCAAAATACCAATTTTGCGTAACTGCTCACAAGTAATTTGCAAAATCTTTTGCCAATCTTTTTGAATCTCAATTTCATTTTCCAAAATTGTAAATTTAATTTCATTGATATCACGGCACTTTTGATAGGTACCCTGTAATTTTTTTAATTCTGTTGGTTTTCTCGGTCTCATTCTGAAATGCACGGGTGTGAAAAAGAG